CAAGGCCCCCTTCTCGATCAGGCTCCTTGAGAGCCGTACATGCCCAGCGGATCAGACCAGCCGAACGAATAACGCTCACGAGACTTGTAACGAACGTTACCAGTATCGAAATCGCCGTCCATGGACTGCTGCAGCGGGGTGCGCTCGAAGTGCTTCATGCCGTTGGGAACGTCAGTGGTCAGGAACCAAGCGTTGGTGTCGGTCAAGAAGTGGTTGACGGTGTAGCCTTCCGGTACAGCGCCCATGTTCTTGATGGCGTTGATGTCGTTGTCGTTGGTTCCAACGCGCAGCTCGGTTTCGAGCAAACGGTCGGCGACGAACATCAGAGCCGGGGGAACAATCATCTTCTTGGGACGAGCCGCAATCAGCAGACTGCGTTCATCCGTCCAAGCGGCGATCTGAATAACGGCGGCTTCCAAGGAAGTCTCGTTCAGGTCCACTTGAACAGCGGGGGTGTTGCTGTTGGTTCCACCAGACACCAGGGGGTGACTAGCAGAGAACAGGGCTTGACCGTCGCCACCAGCGTAGGTAGCAGAGAAGCCGTTGTTCAACACCGCAGCAGCTTTTACCTGCTTGGTATATGCCATGGCACGGGCCAGAGCCTTGGTGTAACGAGCAGACAGGCTGTCGTACAGGTTATCTTCAATCGCCTCTTCGGTGATCGAGAAACCCAAAGCGATGGTTTCGTGCGTATAGCGGGTGGTCCAGGCTTCCTGCGCATTGTCATATGCAATCGCAGCGCCTTCGTTCTTCACCGGAGCGGCGGAGAAGCCAGACAGCTTGGTTTCTTCTTCGAAGGAACGCTCGGAAGTCTCAGTTTCGTAGATTTCCTTGTGTTCTTCACCGTAGCGTGCGTACTCTAGACCGAACAGGGCGTTCAGACCAGGGAGCAGCTCTTTCAGCAGTTGTGCGCGTGAAATGGCCATTTTTTACTCCTTATCAGACGCCAGTCGGGTTGAGATACTGATGACCACCAGCAACGGTCTGACCGGTCACGTTAGGTGCGTTCCACTTAACGATCACTTCGCAGAAGTTGCCAGATGAATTGGCAGTATCGGGGACCACATCAATGATGCGGATTGGGAGGGTTGCGGTCGTGGTAGCACCGGCAGCGGTATAGATAGCAACTTTAGAGTCGCCAGTAACCGTAGAACCAGTGTTTTGGACCAACTGAGCGTTGGAACCAATCATCGTACGACCAAGGTACGCAGGGGTAAGACCGTTGCCGTCAACAGTAGTACCAGCAACCAAAACAACCTTGAACAGCTGGTCTGGATCATCAGCCACGTAAGCGGTGATGGTCGTGCCAGTTGGCGCGGTGGTGTTGGCAGGGAAGTACTGCGTAAAGATCGTTTGACCTTGTGAGTTGACGTAAGAACAGCCGAGGAACACGCCCACAGGGTTAGCGGTTGTGTTACCGGTGTCTTTTACGATAGTGCCTGAACCAGCGGTGTCAATCTGAACAACATCGCCATAGAAAATCGAAGTGGCATAACCACTTGCAATATTCAACAGACGAGTCGCACCAGCAAACACCTGCCCGCCGATCAAATTGATCGGCTTTAGCCCGTAAGGGGCTGAGACGGTTGGGTATGCCATTTAAGGACTCCAAAAGATTTATGAACCAGAACCAAAGGACACCTTGGTGGATTTCTCTGCGAACAGAGGCATCCGGGCGTCGCTTTGACGAAGGAAACTGTTGTCCACCGATTCCACCTGCGCTTTGTTCTGGCTGTCGTAGTGCTGGGCACGTTGATCCATGAACTCTTTGGGAATACGGCAGAGCAACAAACCACCTACCTCGATGTTCCCTTTGAAACGACCTTCGGTAGAGGCGTGCAACATGAGTTCGGGATAGTCCTCTGCTTTGCAGGGCTCATATCCTTCACGCAATTTGGAAGAAATATTCGATGGATCAGCGTTACCCAAAACGCTAGTGCGCACCCAACGGTGAGCATAGCCCGGACGGGGATCGGGAGTAGGAAGCACATCAGGGGCACGCCATGCCGTTGGGCGATGGGTGGTGGTCCGAGCTTCTAATTCACGAGCCAGTCGGTTTTGACGGCCTTGCGGCTGAGTTTGAGTTTCGTTTTCCATGATTAATTCCTATCCAATTTAGCAACCTGTTTAGCGTACTGTTCCGGAGTGATCCCGAGTTTGCGGGCTAACGCAACTTGAGACTGCTTCAGTTTTATACGACTAGGCGACGTACTACGAGAGGCCGGAGCCACAACCGTAGACGGCTTTGATGCACGGCGTGGAGGTTCATCCTCATCTGCCGGAGTTGACCTCTTTTGTTGAGGCTGGTCATCATCCTCTGCGCTCTGAGTTTCAAAGTACTCAGGAAACCTTTTGCGCATGGTTTTATCAACCACGCTGAAGTACTCTTCAGTACCTATATAGTCTGCACCATACTCTCGTTGCAATTTCTTGTCAACACCCATTGCAGCCATCGTCATTTCATCATCCACACCAAACCAATCACTGTTGGTTTCAAGCCAACGTTTGGTTCTGGGACTAACTTTGGGTTGGGTGTCTTCAACCTTCATGGGCCTATATTCGCCTTTGTCCTGCACCTCAATAGGTCTGAGGGTTTCGGCCCGATCAAGTTTGACGGTTGCCTTGGCAATTTGCGTCTGGGCTTCGACTACAGCGTCCGCATCACCGGCTTCATAAGCCTTACGATACTTCTCTTTGGCGGCATCCAATTCGGCTTGGGCGGCAGTTTTACTAGTAGCAATGTACTCTTTACTGCCGTTTGAAAGTTGTTGCTGTAAACGTTTGTTCTCTTCAAACACTTTACGGGCAAAATCTTCAGCGGCCTCACGTTCACGCATTGCCTGTTCTTTGGCGCGGCGTTCGTCGTGATAACCACGTGTAAACTTTTTAATACGTTGTTGAACCTTCTCGTCATATGACGCAAGTTCATCTTCGGTGGGATCATCGGGTGGAGGGGCGGCTTTTCGATCACGATCCGCAGGGGGCGTATCGTCTTCGATCTCAATTTCAACCTTCTCTTGCGCCTCATCTTCCCTAAATTTGGTGTTGGTTTCCTTCTCATCTGGAAACTCAAACACTTCACCTTTAAATTCAGTTGCCATCTTTTACTCCTTATGCAGCGCGGGTGATTCCACGCGGGTCTTCCACAACAGCCTCGACCGAATCATCATTGATGATGCGGAATTCCCGGCCATGAATCTTCAGGCGGGTGCCTGAATTTGGTCGCACGATGACAAAGTCACCGGTCTTGCAAGACGGTCCGTTGGGGAAGCGAGTCTTATCTGCGTATGCGTCGGGGCCAACCTTGACCACAAACAACACAGGGGTGAGAAGCTCCTCTTTCCAAACCTCATTAGCAGACTTCACCAGACCAACATCACTGTCGGCGTACTCTTCCATCGCCTCGGGGACGACACAGAGTAAGTGAAATGTCTTGGGGTCAGGCAGTTGTTTGGCTTTCTCTTCAGCATTCTTTTGCAAGATGCCTGAGAGGTCTACCGCTGCCACATCAAATTCGCTCATTCGCGCTCCAATCTTTGCACGAGGTCGTTGATGATTGAGTCTGCAAGGTTTAGACCTCGGATTACCCCACAGACTTTTTTGTACTCATCGAATGTGTCAGCGCGAGACGCGGCAAGGAACGCGGTTTGCTCTTGCACCATTTTCTCAATCTCTTTTTGCACGAGCGCTAACGCCCGGATTGAATCACTCATTCATTCCCCTTCTTTGGTTTAGATTGTTGTGCCGTTCGTTGTGCGTGTTGCACGGCCATTTGAGCACGATGTTTGGCGGCATCAAGCCCCAGTTTTACGCCCTCAGCCTGCATCTGTTGATTGAGTTTGTCTTTAGCCGCAGCAGATGTAGCGGCAACCTGCATGGCTGCAATCTCTTTCTGGGCTGCAATGCGAGCCTGCTCAATCTTCAAACGGTCGGCTTTTTCTGCCGCCTCAATCTGTTGTTTCTGAGCTTTGAGCTGGATTTCCTGCTGTTTGAGTTGGAGTTCTTGCATCTGCATCTGAACCACCGGGTCCTGCATCTGTTGTTGAGCTTGCTGTTGTGCAGCAGCCTGTTTGTCCTGCATAAGGATTTGTTGTGTAGCCTGTGCGCCCATAATGGCAATCTGGTCTGCCATTTCTTTGGGAATCTCAGGCACATCCGTGCCTTCTTTACTGTATTTATCGTAGTCAGGCAACGGCATACCAGTCATCTGTTCAACCTGTAGGCGGTACTTGAACGCCATGTGTTGATTGATGTGAGCGACCATGGCAGACATCATCATTTGAGACTGCGGGTTAGGCTGACCCATCACAGGCTGCATGAGCATTTGCTGAATCATCGGGTCTTGTAAGAACGCTTGGTGTGCGGCCATGTGAGCGTCGTGATTCTGTTCAACAAATGCTTTTAGCGGTTTGCCGTTGAGCAGATTCTGGTTCTCCGTCACAGGGTCCACAGGAGTCATGTCATCTTCAATCGGCACCAGTTTGGCGGCGTTCTTGATACCCAACACCTCGATCATCTGACGATGTAACAATGGCAAGTCATACAGCTGAGGCGCAGTTTGAGCCAGTTGAAGAGCGGCCTGATAAGTCACAATCTTCTGTGCCATCGTGGCAGCGTTGGGATCAGACACGGGGATCACGTCCACCATGTCATAGTCAGCCTTCTTTGCCTTACGTGAGCCATCAACTGGCTCATAGTCGTACTCTTCAGGCGTGTAGTCAGCAATGATGACTTTGAGGAGTTTGAACTCCTGCTTCATGCTGAAGTGCATGCGTGCCTGAACGGCACCCATAACCTTCAACGTACGCTCCAAAATAGCCAGTGTGGTACCCACCGGCGCTTGAGCCGACATGTCACTAACCTTCATGTCACCAGAGGATGCAAACGCACGACCTTCAGTAACGATCTGGTTGAACAGCGTGTAGAGCGTTTGACTTGGCTCTTTGTACGGCAGTGGGAGTATGTTGTCGCGGATTGAACCGCTGGGGACATCTACGTCCCTGAATTCTCCTGGGGCAATCGGCGTGTCATCACCCTTAATGCGAAGTCCGCGCGATTTAAGCCCTCCGGGGAGATTGGAGAGGGTGCCCGCATCGACAAGCTGACGGATAAGCATTGTGGCTGACTTGGCGTACCCACCGATGAGATGGATGAGTCCATAGCCGTAGAACCCGAATCCGGGGATGTACTGGTAATGCACGAAGTGTTGACGCTTGAGGTGGAGTTTATCGCCTTCATACCAATTCCTTCTGATGGCCAAAATTTTACTGGTGCCTTTCTCCACCGTCACCACGTACGGCAGAGCGATACCGGTCTGTTCGCCCTTCTTATTCTTGTGTTCATATCCAGCCAAGTCAAGGTTGACGTGCATCTCCAGTATGCGGTAACGGTCATCACTGATAGCAGAGAGGCCCATCTCATTGGCTTTTTGTTTCTCAATATCATCTAAATCATGGGTTGGTTCACCCAAATTAACGTCCCGATAAAACCCAGCCTCAATTAGTTTTGTGACTTCATTCTCGGTTTTACGCATGACGTGAGTAACACGTTCCGCACGTTCAATAGACGATGCGCCGTATGGCACAACGATATCTTCAGCCGGAATAAACATAGCCACTTGACGGCCAAGACTGGGGTCAAAATACACCTTCTTGAACGCTGAACCCGCAATTGGCAGGTTCCACAACAACTTCTCATGCTCCGGACGATACTCCACCATGACGTCTGTCAACTGGTAGTTCATGTCATCACGAACACGAGCGGCTGCCTCTTCTTTATCAGGTGTGTCCCTACCAATGATGGCGGTCTTCACAGGGCCAGCAGCTGGAAATGTCTCAGTGATACCTTCAGACTGAAACCGCACAACGGACTCAGTCAACATCGGATGGAACACACCACATGCACCGTTCCACGGCTCAGTGCGTTCCTCATACTTAAGACCCAACAGTTTCAGACCTTCAACGTAGGTCATCATCCATTCTTTACGGTCCATGATGTCTTTGTTGAAGTCCTCAACCAGCTCATGCCCCAAAGAGTCAAGGGCTGACTCATCCATTTCATCGGCAAGGTTGGCGTCAAAGTCACCGCCATAATCTTTCTTTGGCTCTAGATCAATTTCTAAATCACCAATGCCGATATGTACCGACTCAGGGTCTTCAATCTCAATCTCGATTGGTTCGGCCTCTACAGCCCCCATGCCAGCAGGTGCCCCATACAACGCTTTATCGATTGCCATGATGTTTCCTTAAATCATCTTTGTGATACGCGCACCTTCTGGTTTGAACAGATTTGGCAACGCAACGGTTTCTTCATCGTATAAATGCGGCAACACTAGCCGCATACGCATTTTGTGCAGTGTGGTTTTGCTCAAGACCTGACGGTACGAACCCCACTCAATGTCGTATTGTGCATCTTTAGGCAGATTTGCCAAATCAAATAACTTGTCCTCAACCTGCTCCCGTGTGGCGTAAGTAACACCCCACCTGATGTCGTCGTGGGAGGCAAACTGTGGTGCCACACGCCACACCAATTGACCTGTCGGCAGTTTTGAAAACTCATCATAAAAATGTTTAGCCAATCGAGCCTCGGCTTCTTTGGCGTCCCCGCCCTCGATTGCGCAAGCGTAAGTCTCGTAACGGTACCGTGTTGCATCAGCAGTCGGTTCAGCAAACTCTTCAACAGTTATGTTTGTGTGAACGGGATGTTTTTTCTCAACCATCGGTACGGCTGTGGCCACACCAGCCACCATGTCCACAATCGGAGCCGCAGGTCCGGTTTGGCAGACAAACATTCTCTCCAACTCCGCCGTCAAAGTTGCCGCGTTCCAAACAACTGGGCTCGGTGCTGGAGTCAGAAGTTCTGCGCTGGCTAACGAAGGGGCAGCCAGTGCTGCTAGGGCGGCTTGAATAAATGTGCGTCGTTGCATCTGCTTACCTTTTACACTGTGTAGTACCGATCACGCCGATACCCTTTGAAC